TGATGTAAGTAGCAGTAAAATTATTAATGTTACTAACCCAACTGATGATCAAGATGCAGCAACTAAAAAGTATGTTGATGATCAGAACGCTACTCAAAACACCAGCATCAGCACTAATGCTAGCGATATTAGTACCAACGCTAGTAATATTTCAACTAATTCTAGTAATATTTCAACTAATTCTAGTAATATTAGTACCAACGCTAGTAGTATCTCAACTAATGCTAGTAATATCAGCACAAACGCATCTGATATTGCAACCAAGATGCCGCTTGCTGGCGGCACGTTCTCTGGTGACGTAACGTTTGACCCTACACAAGAACTTCGTTTCTTTGAATCGCCCCCGGCACCAGGCGGCAGCACTACTGACCAAAACTATGTTGGTCTAAAAGGTCCAACTGTTTTGGATCTTGACGATGGGTCTGAAGTTAATTACGTCCTTACGCTGCCTACAAGTTATCCAGACGTTGCTGGCAAAGCAATCATCTCTGACCTCAACGGCAACCTTAGCTGGGGCTTTGCAGGTGGTGCTAGTGGTGGTGGCAACGATCAATGGGCTGTCGAACATGACAACACCATTACTACTACTTACACCATTGGCACTGGTAAAAACGTTATTAGTGCTGGACCTTTGACGGTCAACTCCGGTGCAGTTGTCACCGTACCTTCTGGATCTACTTGGGTTATTGCTTAATTATGACTATTCGTATTGACGGTACTAATACCACCGCAAATCCAGGTATTACGGGAGCAGACGCCGATACAGGTCTGCAGTTTGGTACTAACGAAATTGAGCTTGTAACTGGTGGTACTAATCGTGCCACTGTAGAAAGCAACGGTAACCTTACTATTGAAGATGGTAATCTAGTTGTAGCGTCTGGTCACGGTATTGATTTTAGTGCAACTGCTGACGCAAGCGGTATGAGCAATGAGTTGTTAGACGACTACGAAGAAGGAACTTGGGTACCTGCATTAAACCTTAGTGTCCCAGGAACTTCATCTTTTACTGCATCTAATAATAACGGTGGGTACTATGTAAAGGTTGGAAAGAGAGTTTGGGTTACTTTCAACTTAAGTGGGGCTTGGTCACTTGGCACTGGCAGTGGTCTCTTCTTTGTAAGCGGACTTCCCTTTACTAACCAACCTAATCAGACATCAGCTGCACCAGGCAACTCTGCGTATGGTCCTATATTGATTGTTTATTCCGATGGGGTGACACTGCCTTCAGGGGCTCAACTGGCAGGCGGTTTAGTTTTTCCAGGACAAAGTGATTTTAGAGTTTATTACCGGTTTAATACGCCTGGATCACCTACTCTTTCTTCATCACAAGTCGGCACTACTATAAATTTTCACGGTAGCGGTTCATACGAAGTTTCTTAAAACTAACCTATTTATGCCTAAACCTATTTCGTCTGGAGGACGTTCTTAATGGCTATTACAAAACGATTCGAATACAAAGAAGAAATACTGCCTAATCAGGTCATTCAAATCCGCACTACTACTGTGTTGGAAGAGGATGGAGCGGTACTGGCACGTACTCATCACCGTCATGTTGTTCACCCTGGTGATGACGTAAGCGGTGAAATCCAAGAGGTGCAGGACATTGTTGCTGCCCTCTGGACTGATGAAGTTATTGCTGCTTATCAGGCTTCTATTTCGGAGGCAGCTGAATGACTATTAAATTAAAAGGATCTACAGACGGGAGCGTATCACTACAGGCTCCCGCCGATACCAGCCCGACTGGTACGGATAAAACATTTACGTTGCCAACTGCTGACGGCACGGCTGGACAAGTTCTTAGCACCAATGGTTCTGGTGCTTTGAGCTTTGTCAATGCAATTACTGAGGTTGATCAGTGGTATTTGACTGCTGATCAAACTTCTGATGGTACGTTAACTAGCCTTGCACGGAATAACCATGAAGCAGCTACACAAATTGGCACTGGAATGTCAGTGTCAAGCGGTGTATTTACTTTTCCAAGCACTGGTAAGTGGTTAATATACGTGCAAGGATCTTTTACAATTGATGTGTCAGACAGTGTTATCTTAAATACAAAGGTTACTTTGAATAATAGCAATTATTTTACTGTAACTGTAGCTTCTGATGGCGCTACTAATGTTAGTGGTACCCCTAGAAACGGCGGTGCTTCTTCTATGTACTTTATGGATGTTACAGATACATCGCTAACGAAAGTTCAATTCGTTGCTTCTTCTATTAGTAATAGTAGTAAGATCAACGGACGTACTGCTAATATTGAGACCGGTTTTGTGTTTATTCGTCTTGGAGATACCTGATCATGAGTACTCTTAAAGTAAATTCAATTAAAAACACCTCTACAAATGATGGCGGCATTGCGATCGACAACAGTGGTCACGTCCAGATTGATGGTCAGCAATTTCCTACTGCTGGTCCGCTGAGTAATCGCAACCTGATCATCAATGGTGCGATGCAGGTGTCTCAAAGAGCTACTTCTGTTACCTCAGTAACTGCTAGTAACTACATTACCGTAGATCGATATAAATTCGTCATAAACAGTCTCGGCACTTGGACTGTGACGCAGGAAAGCGACGGTCCTGATGGCTTTTCAAAAAGCTTCAAAGCGCTTTGCACCACTGCTGATGCATCGCCCGCTTCATCGGACTATTTGTACATTATGCAGCGCATTGAAGCGCAAAATTTGCAAGGTCTTGCATACGGAACCTCTTCAGCAAAAGCATTGACATTGTCTTTTTATGTGAAGTCTAACAAGACAGGAAATGCCAGCGTAAATGTCAGGCAGCAAGACAATTCCAATAAAATCTATGCAGCTCAATACAGCATTAGTTCAGCTAACACTTGGGAGCGCAAAACTATTTCTGTCCCTGCTGACACGGCCGGCGTTATTAACAATGATAATGGCGGCGGGTTACAAGTTGAATGGTGGTTAAATAGCGGTTCTGATTACACGACCGGCAGTCACGGTGGCTGGAAGACTTCAGATGCCACCAGTCGTAACGCTAGCAATCTTGGTGTTGGCGGCGCTGTCGATGACTATTTTCAAATTACCGGAGTCCAACTAGAAGTCGGCTCTGTCGCAACACCTTTTGAGCACAGAAGCTATGCTGACGAGCTTGCTAGGTGTCAAAGATATTTGCAGAAATTGAAAGTACCAATCGGTTCCGTTACCGGAAGAATGAGTACAGGCGGCACACAAGGTTATTTTGTTAATCTTCCTACACCAGTTACCATTAGGGCTCTGCCTTCATCAGACGGCGGCGATTTTATTTTAAGAGCTGAAGGTGGCAGCTCTACACTCGCTACAATTTCTATGAGCGCAGTTAATTCATTTGCAGAAAATCATGTCTGCCTAAAATGTACTACTGGAGGTACAACAGGGTATAGGTCTGTAATTAACTCTGACGCTATTGAACTTGATGCTGAACTTTAATTAAAATATTATTTATGACTTACACCTACGCCTGGGTCGATTTAGACGAAAATTGCCTGCATCGACGAGACAGCGACAACAATTTATTGATTATTCCTGTTTGTGACGGCAATAGGCATTATCAAGAATATCTTGAATGGCTAGCCGAGGGCAACACACCTGAACCTGCTGACCCTAACCCTGAAGAATCATGATTACACTTATCCGTCCAATCCTTTTTTCATTTCTCAATAGCGACAAAGTAAAACGATTGATTGTTGACCTTCTCCGTAAAGCGGCAGAACAAAGCGATAATACAGTTGATGATACTGCTGTTGATTTTATTGAACGTGGTTTCTTTGGTGATAAATAATGGATTTAGGTGAGCCGCCGGTACTACCGCATGTAAAGCTCCCTGAATCCCTTGTTTTACCAAGCCCGGTACTAGATGTCCCACGAGCGGATTTGCCTTCATACAAGCCGCTTGTGGTACCTCCTAACGACCTTAGACCACCTCCAGGAGTCAAGGGGACTACACAATCTGATAAACCACCACCTAAACCACCTCAAATACCTGTACCAACAGTGCGTATTCCTTACACAGAAATGGATGTACCGGTACCTGATGGTATAGTTTTGACTACAGCAGCTACTACAGCTGTTGTGTCTGTTGCAGCCACCCTTACTGCCACTTCTTTATTTAAATGGTTAGTAACTGTTATGAAACCCGTTTTTAAACAAGCATGGAGCAAACTAACCAAGAAAAAAGACCAATCCTTAAACAACTAAAAGAACACCATGAAGAGCTTGAGTTCCTAGCAACTTTTGTTCGTCTTGGTGTAGTTGTGTGGAGTGGTTTTATTATTACTCTTAATTACGTTGACCTTCCTATGATTAAAAAAGGTCAAAGTGGTGGCGATATTACGTTTGTTGCTAGCGTCTTTACAGGCGCACTTGCCACGTTTGGACTTAACACGTCTAACAACAGAAACAACAAATCAAGTGAACCTAAAAAAGACCAATGAAAAAACTTTTATTTTTGCTGTTTTTAGCTAGCCCCGCTGCAGCTCAACAAGTAACCCCTAACTTTACTCAGGGATCAATGCAATCGACTACAACCACCACGGTTGACATTGAACGGACTATTTCAACTGAAGTATATGGTGGTGATTATGCATCATGGAGTGGATCAAACGTTACTCCCAGCTCCGACATTTCTGGCAGCGGGACAACTTTCTCAGTAACAACAGCTGGAGATCCTTGGTCTCTAGAAATTATAACCCGGGATGCAGGAGTAGTAGAGACAATCGATGTCACAGAAAGTATCGACCAAACCTCTACCACTACCTCGCTATCTATCTTCTCGCAGTAAGCCCTGCTTATGCAGAAGAATCCCCTGAAGTATACAATACTTCTAACCCTGTAGCTGCGGCAACAGGCAATGTGACTAATCAGGCGGTGCAATTCCAAAACAATGGGGCACCGTCTCGTCAGATGTTTGGTGCCAATAATTCATGTAACGGAGCAACAATGACGTTTAGCCCTTTTTATATGGGTAACGATACTATTCCGTATGAACATGATGGCTATGTTCGGTCTAACAATTTTGGAGCACAGGTTAGTTTTAGCGTACCACTAGATGGTAGTATGACAGAACTGTGCAAACAAATAGCTAGACGACATGAACAAAAGATGAGGTTAAATTATGAAATGGTTCGTGCACTAAAATGCACTGAAATTATGAAAGCTGGGTTTACGTTTAGACCTGGCAGTCGAGTAGAGGTATTGTGTCACGACATTGTACCTATTGTGTCTATTAAAACTGATTAATTATGTCCTATCAAATTTACGATAAGTTTCGTGCTAAAGTTATCTCAACTTACGAAACAGAAGCCGAACTGAAAAAAGCATTACAGCATTTTTCTAGTGAAGATGATCGGTATGAAATTGTAGAAGATAAGCCTAAGCGTAAACCTACTAAAAAGGCTAAAGTAAATGAAGAAGAAGGCGACTGAGGACCAGTTTAACGAGTTGCACAACCTTGTCACTAAAGAGTTCCTTGCTAGGATAAAATCTGGTGAGGCAACTACCCAAGACTTGAAAGCAGCTTGTGACTGGCTTAAAACAAATGACATCAGCGGTGTCGCCATGGACGGCAATCCACTTGGTAAACTGGCTGCAGTGATGCCTACAGTTGACCCTGAACTTGTACATAGGAGGCTGCATGGCTCGAACGTCTAAATATAGTGGACCTAAATACGCTAACGGTAACTACAAAACGTACCAAAAAAAGTACGATGGTACTAAACTGCAGATCAAGAAACGTTCTGCACTAAACAAAGAAAACAGAAAACGGGGTACCTATGGTAATGGTGACGGTAAAGATGTATCACACAGAAAGAATGGTAAAACATTCCTTGAAAAAGCATCTAGAAACCGAGCACGTAAAGGCAGAGCATGACCCCGTTACTTCCAACTCCTGACGACTACTTATTCAACTTAATAGCTATGACCTCTCCAGAAGCCAAGCGCCTGTGGAGGCGCTCTATTAAGGAACATTTTGACCATACATGTATTTATTGCGGAAAAACTTATGACCTTAGTCAGTTATCTATCGATCATGTTCATCCTAGGGCTCGCGGTGGGCAGGATGTCGCAACGAATGTCGTATGTGCCTGTACCCGTTGTAATCAGGAAAAAGGAAGTACCCATGTCCTTGAATGGATGAGGGAAAAATTTGGAGTCAATAGGCTCCGTGAAAAAATTATTATGGAGCATATTACTTAATTATGGAAGGATCAGAATTATTTAGACACGCAGAAAATTGGTTAAAGTCTAACCCAGGTAAAACTCTTAGGGATTACAGAAAAGAAACTGGTTATTCTGGTCCTGCTTTGAAAACACGTCAAAGAAAGGGAAAACCTGTTCGTATTTCCTATAAAGGTAAAAGCTCTGACGCTGAAGTTAAACGGGCAAAGATTGAAAAACCAAAGACTGAAGCTGAAGCAGCTTATGTACGAGAGACTAGAAAAGAGGCAAGGCGGCGTAGTCAATCGACACTACATCAACAAACATATCAAGGACGCCCTAGTGTTGCTGAGCATAATGTTAGGTTAGCTTCAGGTGGAACAAATGAAGCCTTGTCTATTTCTGATCCTGACTTTGCAGCTTTTAAAACCGAAATTGAAAATAAATTACCTAAAGGTTACATAGCTGATATTGATGATGTAACAGGTGGTGTTAGAATTATACCTGAAAATATTTACAACAAATTCGATTTTTCAAGCAAACAGCCTGGAATTACATTAGAACCAGGGGATGACATTAACAAAACACTGTCTCAATTAGATGGTCCTAAACTTAAATTTAGTAAAGGTACTGTTAAATTTTTGAGTAAAGTACCCATGCTTGGTGGTGTTGTCGCTGCTGGGGCTACATTAGCTTCTGGTGGTTCACCTGCTCAAGCATTTGGGGCTGCAGTAGAAGCTGAAAACCCTATTGAAAACCTTTCTGCTGGTCCTCTTTTTGATGAAAGCCAGGATTTTGGTACTGTGCTAGAGCAAGCTAGAATGCAAAATCAAATTCCATTGATGACTAGAATTGAAAACGGCGCTCTTAGAATGTTCTTTCCTCAACAGGTTAGAGGCAGAAGCGGTGCTAAACGTGCCCAGGAAGCTCTGTAAGCCGCCTTTCCACCCCTCCACGCTAGATTGTACCTATGAATACTTTAGACCTCCTTAGAGGCGATTTTAAGCTGTTTCTACAAGCTTTGTGGACACAGCTTGACCTACCAAACCCAACCCGTGCACAATATGCAATCGCAGACTATCTTCAGCATGGACCTAAGCGTCTTCAAATACAAGCTTTCCGTGGAGTGGGAAAGAGCTGGATTACTGGAGCCTTTGTTCTGTGGACGCTTTTTAATGACTCTGAAAAAAAGATAATGATTATCAGTGCGTCTAAAGAACGTGCTGACAACATGTCTATCTTTCTACAAAAACTTATTATTGAAACACCATGGCTTTCTCATTTACGCCCCAGGTCAGACGATGCAAGGTGGTCAAGGATAAGCTTCGATGTGATGTGCTCCCCACACCAGGCACCCAGCGTAAAGTCGGTGGGCATCACTGGACAGCTAACCGGAAGCCGCGCAGATTTAATGATTCTAGACGACATTGAAGTTCCTGGTAACTCAATGACTGAATTGATGAGAGAGAAGTTACTGCAACTTTGTACAGAAGCTGAGTCTATCCTTACACCCAAGGAAGACTCTCGTATTATGTACCTTGGTACACCACAGACTACGTTTACGGTGTACAAGCGGCTTGCAGAACGCTCTTATAAGCCTTTTGTGTGGCCAGCACGTTACCCTCGTAAGACAACAAACTATGAGGGTCTGCTGGCTCCACAGCTCGTAGAAGATATTGAGAATGGTTCTCAAAAATGGGACGTAACAGATGATAGATTTGATAATGAAGATTTGATAGAACGTGAAGCGTCCATGGGACGGTCGAACTTCATGTTACAGTTCATGCTAGACACCTCTCTTAGTGATGCTGACAAATTCC